ACCGGCCTGCTAAACAAAAGATTAGATATTATGGTCCTGATAGATATATAATAGAAGATGATAGAACATTAGTATTACACTTTCTAAAAGCAAGAAATGGTGATACACGTATGAGTTTCTTTAAAGCTCAATTTGAAAGAATGCAAATAGCTGAGATGGATACACCACCTCAAGAACAAAGAAGATAATATGGTAACAACAAAAATTAAGAGTATGACTCCACAAGAGCGTAAAGCAAAAGTATTAGAACTAAAAAAAGAGCATGAAAATTATTTCCAAACAACTGGAAATGTAAATGCATTATATATACCAAAGATGGCGTATAGACCAACTGGTAAAGATGAATTACATGTATCTTTCTTTCCTAGTGAATTACAAAAAGGTAGAGATATCTACACAGAATTTGTTAGTATTGAATATGATTCAGAAGATCCTAAAAGAACATTATATTTATTAAAACACAATGCTCATTGGGCTGAAGAATATGAAAAAGTAACAAGTAGTTCAGGATTTGAAAGACATATTGTACCTGTAAGTGAATTAAAAGTAATGAATGATATTACTGATAGAAAATCACTTATTAAAGAACCTGCACAAATTAAACAATTAATTAAAGATCCAGAAAAAAGAGAAGTAGTTGATGTTCTTATGGGTATTGAAAGAGCATTATTAAGTATAAACCAAAAATTAAGTAAATAAAATGGCACAATCAGTATTAGTTATAGCTGACTCCGGGTCAGGTAAATCAACGTCTATAAGGACTTTACGTTCTGAAGAGACATTTATTATTAATATTGCAAATAAACCTTTACCATTTAAAGGATGGAAAAAGAATTATACAGCAATAAATAAAGATAATCCTAAAGGTAACATGGCTACTACAGCTACCGCTGCAGGGATTATAA